AAAGTATGAGAATTATGATAATCTGTTTTGTGAGTATTATACAAGTAGTGATGTGTTTAAATTAAAGCCAGATACATATTGTACTAATAGTGGTGACGATATACATATTAATTGGTATCACTATGGGAATACAGTATTACCTACGTATGGGACATATGATAGAAATACTATATTAAAAGATACCGTGTTTGTTAATAGTGGGTATCTAACAGAGGCTAGAATGGGTTTAATCACTTTGTTGAAAGTGGTTGACGATACACTAAAAGATGATACTAAAGAGGTTGATAGTTTAGAGTTACGATATAATATGTCTGACTATAATTACAATATGGAGTTCCATATTACATTTACAGATGGTGAGACAGTGGTTAGACATACAGAGTTTAATCTAGCAGACTTCTATTACCTGTATGGGTTATTGTTGTATTGTGAGAGTGAAGAGTGGAAATCTTCTTTATTTAATTATAAGATGGATATCTATTCTTTAAAAACAACAATTAAAGATATGGCTTATCGGATTAATGCTGTTGCTAAAGAATTCTATACATTTAGTGGTGATTTGATTAGTAGTGAAGAGTATGATATCTTGGAGTCTATTATGAGTCATGCTAAGGGATATAAAAAATCATTAGGTTCTAGTAAAGTTGTAGATGAAAAAGAGGTTGAAGATATGGATACAGAAGTAGACCCTGTTGTTGAGGTATTAACTAAATATAGTAATGAAGTTGATGTTAAATATATAGCAAGGGTATTATCTAATGAGTTCATGCTTAATGGCTATGATTATCTTGTTGTAAAAGACAATAAGATGAAAGTATACTCTACAGATGGGAGTAAGTGTCAGGTTATCGCTAAACCATTACATCGTTTCTTCTACAATGCAGATACGATTGATAAGTTACCTTTGTTGTATTATTTAATTGATTAGGTGAGATATGGATGGTGTTAATGCTATATTAAATTATGCATATGGTGTGTATTCTATATTAGGGATTTCATTATATGTGTTTGTTGTATTGTTGATAAGTGTTGTGGGTGGTATTAGTAAGTCATATCAGTTAGATGAGTTCTGTAGAGTATATGCTAAAGTATCTATATTGTTATCATTAGCATTTGTTGTGGTTGTTTCTATTATTAATACCATATCATTTATATTAGAGTAGTTTTAGGGGGAGTGTATGAATAGTATTTCTACAAGTGTATTAGATGTATTACAGCGTTTAGGTATTGAGTATATTAGACGTGATGAACGTAATAATTACTATATGGTTACAGATAGTGGTGAAAAGATTTCTTGTGATGAATTCTTTAGAGTTGTTTGTATGCATGTGTTACAGGATAGCGATGAGATGTATGTAGATAAGAAATAGTTTAAAGGAGGTAGTTAAAATCTACCTCTTTTTTATTTAATACTTTACAATACTTTACACCTATGTTATACTATATATGTACCAGTTAGGTATTAATATTGTTAATCAAAAGGAGAAATTAAAATGTTAGAAATGTTAAGTGGTTTACCTTGTATTTTGTTTTTGGTGTGGGGTTTAGCATATGTATGGTTTGTTTCTAAAGGTTATAGACCTACAAAATATTATAGATTAATTGGTATCATTTTAGCAGTTCTTATGTTATTAGATGTATTTGTTATCAATGCAGATTTATATCCTAAGTATTAATACTTAGGATATGTCAAAAGGAGATATAAAAATGATTGTAGTAGCGTTTATTGTGATTGTAGTTATGGTGTATGTAACTATGATTGGTAGTAAAATTCATGAAGAGTGCGATAGATATGATTCTATTAAGACATATAACACTCTTAAAAATGATAAAGAGTTTCTTAAAAAGATTGGGGGTTAATTATGTTTTTACCTGTAATTGGTTTATGTGTGTTGTTGTTACTTATTTATGTAGCAGTAACATTGTTTAAGATTAGAAAGAATTATCACTTTAAGGATGCTAGTAACTTTGAGGTGGTAACTGTAGAAAGGGATACTAATTTAATTCCTTTCATTGTAGACTTTATTGGTAAGTTAGTACTTCCTATGGCTATTCTAACTGTAGAAAGCTATACTTGGTGTGCTATTCTATTATTTGTATTTGTTATCTTTGGTTTCTATTCTATTCGTGTGGATATGAATTTCTTATATGCATTGATTTTTAATGTGTATAAAGTTAAAACAGAAGATGGCATTGTATATACAGTTTTCTCTTTTGAAGACATTACAGCTATTACTAGTGGTAAATACTTGGAGGTAGCGAATGGGGTTCTCTTATACAGATGAAGTAAATACTAGGCATCATGTTGTTAATAGTGAGATAACAAGACCACATCTTGTTAAGGCATTAGATATAGATGATGCTACAAAAGAATATATGGGTTTCTATTATGGATATGTTATTAAGCATAGTCATTTTACAGATGAGCGTAAGGATTATCTGTTACTCATAGATGAAGCTACATTACAGAAAGATGCTAGTGTGTCTAGGGTAGAGATTGATTATAATACTATTAGACAGTCTACAGGTGTGTTAGATAGTAATGGTAGGTTGTTGTTTGTAGGGGATATCATTTCTTTTGTTAATAGGGATGACGTTAAATATATTATTGTTAAGGGTTGTAATGGTTTTTGCTATATGGATATAGATAATAAAGATACAACTAAGTTTCCTTTAATGTTTAATAAATATAAAGATAATGTTAATACAGATATTGTATATGTGGAGGGTTAAAATATGTCAGTTGAGTTAATTACATCACAAATTGGTACTTTGGAAGAACGTATTAAGGTTTCAAAACAGTTATTGTCTAAGATTGATAATCTAAGTGATACAGATACAAATACAATGAAGAAACAAATTAATGATTGTATTGTGAGTTTTGAAGTACTGAATTTCTTGTTAATGGAACGTCAGGTGATTGAAACAAGAGAGGAAGAACTTAATTCTGTATTAAATAGTGTAGAGGAAGTAGAAGTTCCTACACAGACTGTTGGGTTAGATGGTGAGATAATTGAATAGTTTAGCGTTAAGTATTATAGGTGGTTTTGTTTTAATTGTACCTACAGTGTTGTTTCTATACGTTATGATTCAATTATTGTTTAGAGTATTAAGAAATGATATAATATTTTCTAGTGGATTTATACATTTATTAATTGTATATGCTATCATATTTAGTATTTGTTTTGTTGGTGCGTATGTTGTGTACATATGTAATTGACGGGTGTTGTAATGGCAAGTAAGGATTATATTTTTAAAATGTTAGCCGCAAGTTCTCATAGTAAGGATGCTAGGGAAGAACATGATTTTTATTCAACAGAGCCTAAGGCTGTTGAGGATTTGTTGCGTTATGTAGATTTACAGCATAAAGTTACTGAGCCTAGTTGTGGTAATGGTAATATTGCTAATGTATTACTTTCTCATGGTCATGAGGTAGATGCATATGACTTAATTGATAGGGGTTTTGGTTATACAAAAGACTTCTTATCTGATAATACTCGGATTGATGGTGATATCGTAATGAACCCGCCATACAAGTACGCTATGGAACATGTGTCACATGGTATGAGTATTTTAAAAGATGGTGGGAAGTTATGTGCTTTTCTTAAAGTACAGTTTTTAGAAAGTCAAAAACGTAAACCTTTGTTTGATGCATATCCATTAAAGTATATGTATGTGTTCAGAAAACGTACAAATTCTTATCGCAATGATGATAGGAGTTTAGGTGGTAGTGCTGTGTGCTACTGTTGGTACGTATGGGAAAAAGGTTACACAGGTGAACCAACAATTCGATGGATTGATTAGATAATTAAGTATTTGTATATGTGTAACATTCAATTTTGTGTTATAATGTGTACAAATACTTTTTATTTTAAGAGGAGATTAATAAAGTGGATAGATATGGACGTGTAATTTACGATAAAAACTTTCATACTAAGAATTTTATTCTGCATTATAAAAATCTAATAGATGTAGATAAGTTTAAAGCAGATAGGGTAGCGTATGGTAAACGTATAGATACATTATCTAAACAGTTATCAGGGATTGATATGGGTAAGAATATTTTATTTATCGGTAGTCATGATATTCATCGTGAGTTATTTTTAGCTATGTTAAGTCGTTTTGAAACATTACAATCGTATTATTATTGTAGTATGATGCAGTTGCATGATATCTTTTGGGGTAATAGGGGTAGTGAAAATACTCATTTAATGGATGAGGATAAGATGTATTCACTACAGGATATTACAGAACGTGTATTGTGTGTATATATCAATCGTGAGATGATTCCTACACGTAATGCTAGTGTAGTTGGTACAGTGATTACCAATCGTTGTATGTTACCTAACAAAGTAAATTGGTTGTATTTTCATGGCTTCACATCTGATATGTTAGATAGGGATGGTTATAAATCTATCTATGATTTATTTAAGTCAGGTGATAGTTTTACTATTATTGATTTAAATAAAGATATGCCGAATGTATTTAGTAGTGATACAAAGACTACTAAGACAATAACTAAAAAGCGTAAAAGTGTTAAGACAGAAGAGGTTGTAGAGACTTCTAACAATGTTTCTGATTTATATTGATAAGGGAGTGATTCAATGAGGAACGTAATATATTCATGTCTATCTAAGTCAGACCCTTATTATGTGGATTATCTTAGAATCTTTGAAGAGGAAGCTGATAATTATAAGAAACAATTTAAGATTGATGGTGTTCTTAGTGATGTAGAACGTAAGTTTATGGATTTCATCATTAAGTCTTATGAAGTAAGTGGTGAGACTCCTAGTCTTGATTTGTTTGTTAAAATGTTTAGTGAATATCCAGTAGAAGATGATTTACGTGTAGCAGAAGAGATTGGTATCAATGACTTTAGGGTGTATATTTTTAATCTGATTGATAAAAGGGTTAATAAATATATTGCTAATAGGTTAGATGAATTAAATGCTAAAGTAAAGAGTGATGGTATTACAGATGATATTGCACAGGAATTTACTAAGCTAACATCGTTGTCTAATCGTAATAAAGCTAAGGACATTAATATTGAAATAGATTCTAAGCAAGAGTATGATAATAAAAAGTTACGTCCTGTAGGGTTAGTAACAGGAATACCAGAGATTGATGATAAAATTGGTGGTATGAGTCCTGGCACTGTTACTACGATTGCAGGCTTCACGTCCCAATACAAATGCGTATCAGAAAATGAACGTGTGTATACTAATAGAGGTCTTTTAACAATGAAAGAGATTTATAATATTGGTGTACATAGTGATTTAATGGTTCAATCCGAGTATGGGATGCGTAAACTTGTAGCAGTACATGATGAGGGTGTTAAGAATTCATATATCATTTATATTGGAGGTATACCTATTGAGACTTCTCCAGTGCATAGATTTAGGGTTTTAACTGATAATGGTTTAGAGTGGGTTGAAGCACAAAATCTT